CTTGTTCCTGGTTCTTCTGAAGCAGTTGAAAAAGGTTGTAAGTGTCCTGTAATGGATAATGAAGAAATGCCTGAAGAACGTAAGTGGGTTAATGCTGATTGTCCTATTCACGGTAAAGCAAAATGAACCTGATTAACTTAAAGCATCGGGAAGACTTTGGACACGAATGGTATGTTCAGGTTCTCAATGTAAAAGGTTGGAGTTTGCTTCAGGCATCCGTAAGTTGGAATGATTACCCATCTTGGCCTTATATTCAAATCAAATCAGGTTCTGGTTCTACTTTGAGTATTCTGTTTTGGGCATATAAGTTCGGTTTTGATATTGGTATCCTTGAACGCACTTGGAAGTGGAATTTTGATGACTAAAAACTATCGCATCAAAAAAGTAACAGACGGACACTCAACCAGATACTACCCACAACACAAAAGATATGGATTGTTTTGGTATAATCTATTTGTAGACGAATATAGGGATGGTGATTATTCTACATTTGAAGAAGCACAGTGGCACCTTTGTAACTATTTGAGGAAACCTGTTGTTGAGTATTTGAATGTTGAGTGCCCTTCAAATGATGAGTATAAATAAAAATACCTGACTTGTTAGCACTTATCAGGTGGAAAAGGTGTCTTCGGGCACCTTTTCTTGTATAAATAGTATTGCTAACAAGTTAGAGTAGAACTATGGAAACCTTAAATAGGTTTTATACTTACGCATATTTACGTAAGGACAGAACTCCTTATTATATTGGTAAGGGTAAAGGGTTTCGTGCTTATACAAAAAATGGAAGACCTTGTGAAAAACCAAAAGATAAATCAAGAATAATCTTTCTCAAACAAAATCTTACGGAACAAGAAGCATTCAGACACGAAATCTATATGATTTCTATCTTTGGTAGAAAAGATTTGGGAACTGGTATTCTTCATAATAGAAGTGATGGGGGTGAAGGTTGTTCTGGATGGATTCCAAGTGATGAAACTAAAAGAAAAATAAGTGACTCAAAGAAAGGAAAACGTAGAGGTAAAATACATTCGGAAGAATCTAAAAGAAAAATAAGTGAAGCAAGAAAAGGAAAACCACGTTCAGAAGAAACTAAAAGAAAAATGAGTGAATCAACAAAAGGGAGAAAAGGAAAACATATTTCAGAAGAAACAAGAAGGAAAATAAGTGAAGCAAAAAAAGGAAAACCAAAAAAACCACATAAGGACACTTTATAAACTGGAACAAGGGCACTTGAAATCAGGTGTCCTTTGGTGTATAATACTCTTATATACAAAGAAACCCTATGAAGTTCAGTGATTTGCCTAATAATTCTTGGGAAAAAGTAATGGTTCATCTTTTAGAACATATTGGTGGAGATGGTGGGTCTCTTGTAAAATGGAGTGGAGAAATCCCAGACCCAGTAGAAACAGCAACCGAAATTTTGGGAATGATTCAACATTCTGACCCAGATTATCGGGACTTACCAGAAGGTGCTCTTGCTAAAGGTTTTAGAGCATTTTACAGACTGGGAGAATATGAGAAATGAAATACCCCCAAACAGTAAATAAATCTATCCTCATTAGAGAAGTGTATGAAGACACTTATGAAATCCCATATGACTATATTGTAGATACTATGATTTGGGAAAATCGTGTTGATGAACTTCATACAATTTGGAAAAAAGGTAAAGACCCACGAAAGAATGAGAAATGACTAATCCTCTCATAGAAAAATATAATGAACTCTACGGAAAGAAAGAAGAACCAAAACCAGATTATTATAAGGGTGAAAAGTCATACGCAGAAGAACTGGAAAAACTTCGGGATACTTCAACTATTCCTGTTAGTAAAATCAAATCTTATGACCCTGATGATTTGAAAGTTTCTTTTCAACAAATCGCAGAAAAAGTCAAGAATGATGAGGCACAAGTATCCAGTATGAGTATGGAAATGGATATAATGTATGGAACAAAAATAACCTTTGAGGTTTATGTGGACACTTGACGAACTGGCACAGGAGCATCCCACAGATGCTTCCTGATGCCTTATAATGACTTCATACACACAAATACCTATGACTAATTTCAAAACAATGACGATTGAAGAAGCAATTGATTATTGTTATGAACATAAAAACGATTACATCAAAGATTGTGATGATGTAAGTGAAGGTATAGAAGAATTTGAATGTCTCATTTCTTCTCTTGAGAGTGGACATATCAATCCCACCGAACTTCCCGATTATGGAATGAAATATTGAGGACACTTGAAAAACTGGCACACTCCTCCTCATGGTGGGGTGTGTTTTACCTTATAATACATTCATACACAAAGGAACTCCAAATGACTGTTGAAATCAGCAATCAAGTTCGTATTCAACAATACGAAGGTTTTTGGTATACAGTAGAAGACACTCACCTTGATGTGGGATGTGATGGTTGCACCATTTCTTATTGGGAGAATATGGTGATTACTGGTGATAAACGACTTCAACATATTTGTATGAATGAAGAACAAGCACTTGGTATTGCTGATGCCATCTACAAACTCTTTAAGAAGAACTGAAATGACTAACAAGGAACAACTACATCAAAATTTCCTAAAAGATTTCAAAGAACTTCTGGAGAAGTATGACGCAATCTTTCAAGTTTCTGATATTATTGATGGTTGTGTTCCCAGTATTGTCTTTCCTTCTTACTATGATTATGAGAATGATAGATTAGCAAGAGAATACAGCATTCTTGAAATTCCTAATTACATCAATTCACACCGATGAAACTCTACGAACACTCCAAACAAAATTATCAGGATGGTGAAGTATCTCACACCTGGCAGTTTGGTATTATCAACGACATATCACTGCTCTGGGTGAATTTTGAAAGCCCTGGTGGTGTCATTCATTCTTCTGGTGGTATCAACCTCTTGTTTTCTTTCTTTGGTAATTCTCTTATGAGTGTAGATTTTCAACAACGAAGGTTTTGTTTAGCATTTGCTTTTATTACTGAATACGATAGTTGATACGATGACTTACAAAGAACTCCTACAACACCTTCAACAACTCAACGAAGACCAATTGAATATGGATGTTTACCTTTATAATAATCTTAATTGGGAGTATCATAAGGAAAGTGTGAAGTTGGTTTATGCTACTTATGATAGTGAGATTTTTGGTTTAGACCAACCTATTATTAGTTTTTGATAATGACTAACGAAGAAATTATCCAAATTGCTCACAAATATCTTTATCATTATGATACAGAACTCGGGCAATGGAAGGCAAATGAAGAAAGTATTGAAGACATTATAGAGTTTGCCCGAGCAATATATGATGAAGGTTATGAGCAGTGTTCTTTTGATATGGGAGATGAGAATGTATGACTAAAACCAAATCTAAATTCAAAGAAAATCCATTTCATATTGTAAGTAAAGAGCATTTGGTTGAAGTGTGGTTAGGAGAACCTAATGATGCTGAAAGTGATTACATTCTCTCTATTGATAAATTTTGGTTACCTGAATTGATTACCAAACTTAAAGAAGTAAGATTATGACTGCCAGAGTTCAAGTAAAAGAAACTAAACAAATTTATTGGGAATTTCAAGGTACTCTTGTAGATATTATTTCCAAACTTCAATCTGCATTAGATGAAGGTTGGGAAGGTATTGATATGGAATACGAACAATATGACGGTTATCAAGAGTATTATCTCTACAAGCATCGTCCCGAAACCGACAAAGAGTATGCGAAACGAATGAAAGAACGGGAAAAGAAAAAAGCAGCAGAACTCAAAGCTAAAGAACGACGACGCAAAGAATACGAAAAACTCAAAAAAGAATTCGGGGACACTTGAAGAACTGGCACACAGAGGGTTCCACCACCCTCTGTTTCGTTGTATAATGACTTCATAAGCAACCAAACCGATGACTGACCTTTCTTCCCAAGCACAAGCAATCGTAGATTCTTATGAGAACACTACTGATAAGTATAAAGCACTTGCTGCTGTTCTTCGTGCTTTGACTGATGAAGCAGAGAACTTTTACGATCCTTGTGAGGGTAAGACAGCAGCAGTTCGTGTGGATGACATTCTCAAAATCGCAACTGAACTGGAGAACATCTGATGACTAACGAAGAAATCTTAAAACTTGCTAAATCCTGTGAGATTGAAAATTGGACTCGTGATAAAGGTGAATGTTGGGAATGTTTGGAGGAACAACTCTTGAAGTTTGCCCGAGCAATTATTGAAGAGCACGAAAAAGACCGAGAACATAATCTTGGTAATGATGACTACTTTAATTCTTGGAGGGAATGATGACCGACGACCAAAAGATTGAAGATTTAGAGGCCCTAATTCGCATTCTAACTGCAACAGGTGCCAGTAAAAAACGACTGGATGCTCTACATACTGAACTTAAAAACCTGCGTAAGAATGATGACTGACGAACAAATTCTCTCACTTGTACAAGAACATTTCACCGAAGGTGGTATTCAAGACGATGGTAGTTGTAATGAATGGTATGGGAATACCGATGCTTTCTTGAACTTTGCCAGAGCAATCCGTCAAGATGGATATAGTGAAGGTTATGATGATGGTATGTGGCAAGGAAATTACAACAATTCTATGGAAGGTATTTTTTGAGGATTGACTTATGACTGACACAGAACAACTCAAACATCTTCTCAAAGTTCTCAAAAATTACGCAGAACAACCAACTTGTTATAATCTAAATCCAGATTATACATATCCAGACCATAATTGGGATATTTTTGAAGATGGTTCTGATTATGGTGAGATTATGTTTGCCCGCACACTTTTAGAAAGTATTGAAGTAGATTATCATTATCCTTGGAGTGATGAGTTGGAGAACCTATGACATCTTGTGAACATTGGGATTGTGGTTTTTGTTATGCCCCTTATTATCTGAAAACAAGTGCAATCAACGGTGCTTGTAATAGTCCTTACAAATGCCCTACATTCCGAGAATCTGAACCAGTACAATACGAAACTCCTATGACTGAAAATGAAGAAGAAATTGAAAAAGTAAAAGCACAAATCAAAGTGCTTGAAAAGAAGCTCTCATTCCTGGAAGAACTGGAAAAAACAAAATCACGAGTAGAAGAAGCATACAAAGATTGGTGGGGTGAGTATCCTGAAACTGGAACAACTGCTTCTAATACTGATGATGCAAGGTGGTTGGGTTTCCAAGCAGGTTACAATGCTGCTTATGAAGAAAAGGTAAGTGAAACCGCACAAGAACGAGGAGAACGAGTACATAATGAAATGGAAGAAACTATCAAAATCCACGATGGTTATGGTGTAGTTGATTACAAACCAACACCACAAACACCAGAACAAGTTGCTGATGGATTGAAAGAAGCATTTAGAGAAGCAGTCAAGCAAGGTGTAGTTTCATCTTCTACCAAACAAAAAACTCTTTATGATGTGATTGATGATTGGTGGAATGATATTTTCACAACTGGTTGGGATGATAGAACTTGTATCAATAACTTGGTAGATGAAATTAGTTTGTGGTTGCCGACAGAACACGATACTAACAGTTATAAGTGGAATGAGTGTATCCGAATGATTAGGGAGAAACTACGATGATTGAACTAATTAACAAACTACTTTCTTATATCAATCTTAAACTTGTATCCACTAAACCTGATACAAGTTTGGTAAAAGAAACTGTGAAGTTTCTAAACACCATTCCAAAAGATACTCTATGCGGTATTGACTTCTTTTCTACTTATGTGGGAGATGTTAATTATGTCCAAGAAAAAGTAAAAGATGAGTTCCCACAAGTTTCTGGAAAGACTTATATTGGAACAGGAGATGAGTATTACGATTATGAGGGAGATACTTATACCACAGAAGAACTTCAAGAGAAACTAAAATGACTGAACGCAACTTCAAAAAAGAACTTCAGTATTATATCTACAACGACCCAGAATATGGAGAAGACATAGAACATATTGATTATGAAAATTTGATTAAACTTCTAAATGAATTGTCTAATAGGATTGAGAAACTGGAAAAAGTAAATAAGGAAAAACTTTCCTTGTTAAACCTAATAGAAAAGAACAATGAAACTACTTGATTACGTTTACTACAACGATTTCGGGCACGAATGGTATTTCCAACTGCTCTCAAACTATCCTAAGTTTGCACTGATTGATTGTAGGATTGCGTGGGATGATTATCCTGCTACTGAATGGTTTCCAACTATTCTATTTGGTATTGGCCCTAATGATTTGTTTGGATTCTCCATTCGTATCAGACATTTTGAGATTCTTTTTAGTTTCTTACAATTTAGACCACGCAACTTAGAATGGTATCGCACAGGAGAACGTTACGATGACATCGACTGAATACAATTTGCCAGAAAAGGATGATGCTCCTTGGTTAAATCTATCCGAAAAAGAAATCCAAGAACTCCGCAGTAAGAAACAAGAACTCACAGAATACGGCAAACAGAAAATCCGAGAACTTATGAATGATGGTAAGTTGAGGTTTTATGATAAAGGAAAAGAAACTTTCGCAATTGAAGACCCTTATTGGGGAGGATGTAAAAGTCCAGAAATGAAATTAGAGATTAAAGAAATAAGTTACGAAGAAGAAACTGATGTGAATAAATAATAATGCTTTTGTTTGTGGTTATTCAAAGGCAAAGAATGGGAGCAGAAATGCTCCTTTTCTTGTATAAATAGTATTACCACAAACAAAAAGCAGATGGAATACTACACTTACGCATATTTGCGTGAAGATGGCACACCTTATTATATTGGTAAGGGGAAAAGGTCAAGATTACATAGTAGGTGGAGAACAGGACTAAAACCACCAAAAGATAGAAGTAGAATAATATTCTTAAAAAAGAACTTAACAGAAGAAGAAGCATTTAAGCACGAAATTTATATGATTTCTGTGTTTGGAAGAAAAGATTTAGGGACAGGTATTCTTCATAATAGAACTGATGGTGGTGAAGGTGCAAGCAATCCATCACAGGAAACGATAGAAAAAAGAGTAAGTCATTTCAAAGGAATACCAAGAAGTGAAAGAGTTAGAAAAAAGATTAGTGCTTCTCATAAAGGAAAGGTAATGAGTGAAGAAGCACGAAAGAAAATGAGTGAAAATAATAGAGGAGAAACCAACTCACAATCTAATTGGTGGGAGATTACATTTTTAGACGGAAGCACTATAATTCGGTGTGGATTAGCACTTTGGGCAGAAGAAAATGGATATAATAGGTCACACATCAGTAAAATATGTAATGGAAAGCAAAAAAGACATAAGGATATTATTAGAGTTGTAAAACTAAAATAGGACACTTTCCAAACTGGAACAAGGGCACTTGAAAACAGGTGCCCTTTCTGGTATAATAGTTTCACAATCAAAAGAACGATGACTGAAAACTATCCAGATTATCTTTTTGAAGAAGCAGAACGAAGAGAACTCATCAATGAAGCCCTTATAGAACTTGATGCGATTGTACTGGGAGGACAAGACACCAGAGAGTTTTATCTTTCAGTATCTCATATTCGTAATGTGCTAGAAAGATTAAAATGAATTATAAAGTTAGATACACTGGTTTTGGTCCATATAAAGACAAATTTAAGACAAACCAAATTCTAACAGTCAAAGAGATGTTGCCTTATGCTTGGCACGAAAACTTTACCTTTGAAGAAGTAGAAGGTGAATATCATACGATTTTCTTTGAGGATGTGAAATGAGATTTCAAGAACCAACAAAATGGGAACTCTTCCTTGACGGGTTTCATAACTTCTGGTATGCTTTGGATAGTTACGACACTATTGAACACTTTCCACAAGATTTCTGGGAGGCACTTTCCTATGGTTGGATGCAAGAATACATTTTCCCATATGATGACCCTTTTAATCGCACCATCTCACCCGAACGCAAACTGAGACTAGGACAATGAGTAATCCACTGAAACTAAACAAAGAAGCAAAAGCATTCTCTTATACTCCTGCTGAACTATTCAACACGATTATGTGTATCGTGGCACATCCACATAAAACACTCACGCAACATGATAAAGCCCGTGCTATGGCAATCTTTGTTACCTTTGCGGATTATCTCAACAACTACACTCAAAGTGATAACAACGGCGGGCATTATGTCTATGAGAGTGATGCCACAGATTTTGAGGGTTATGTATTAGAACTACTGGGTCAAGCAGGTTTGCCTGGTTGTGATAAGGTTGATGTTGATGAGATTCTGAAATGAGTAGATTTACAGAAAATCCAGACGAAATCGTGCTGGAAGATGTGAAGATGTTTCATCTAGAAAGTATGAACGAACGCACCTTATGGGTCGGGGTTTATACTGAAAATGGTAAAACCTATCACTTGAATATTTCTGCTGATGGTGATAAACTGAGGTACTATTGGAGTGATGAAACCGCGTGATTAAAAATGTTTGAAACTGAAACGAGTTGGTGGTTTGAAAAACAAAATCGTAAAACTTGGTTAAATTGTGCTCAATCTAAACTTGAAGAAGTTGTAGAACGACACGATGATGATATTGAACAGATTGAAAGACGACTGCGTTATTTGGAGGAAGAACTGCCGTGAGAAGTTTATTGACTGGTGTTATTTGGGGATTTGCTTTGATTGGTGTATCAGCATCAATCACGTATTTGTATGCAATCAATCAAGACTTAAAGACACCACAACACACTTCTACAGTTGTTGGTAGTTCTGGTGACTTGAAATGTACCTCAACATCTTGTGTGGTTAAAGAACAATGACTAGGGGAATCATTATCTTTTTTGTTGGTTTTACTCTAGTTTATTTTTTCATGAATACCGCAGCAAACTGGGTGGAGAGCAAACCATCACCACCAGAGACAAGGTTTGAAGTGATTGATACTTACAAAGGTTGTGATGTAGTACAATATCTTCCCGAATATTCTGGTAGATATTATTTCTTTCTGCACTGCAAATGAACGAGAAATCTAAAATCTATTACAATGTCTGGTGTTGTGCCTATCAACGTAGATGGTTATATAAAGGAACAGATAGAGAACACAGAGAGCACGAAACCATACGAATGTGTCTTGATATGAAAGATGTAAAGTTCTATCAGTTTGACACCGAAAAACCGCATTATCTACGATGACTTGGACAGAATACATCTTTACATACTTAATTCCTTCGTGGTTTCAATCCTTTAATGGCAACTTCCGTATCTGGAGGGACTTGATGACTGGAAACTATAAGGATTATGCTCTAATGTGGTATGATGACCCTTATGAGGAGTGTTACGAATGGTTTTGGTCTTCTTTGAATATTGATGATACTTTACCCAAACATTTTCTTGAGCATCTTCAACAAATGGTAGATGATATTGAGAGTGGTAAAGTAAAGACATTACCATTCACAAAAGAAATGGTTGATGAGATAGATAATCTTATAGGAGATATGGAGGAAAAGTAAATTGGGCATGTTTGATTATATTCGTTCTTCATATAATTTGGGAGAACAATTTACGAATGTAGAGTGTCAGACAAAAGATATTGAAGAAGGATATGGTGGAACTATGTCTCACTTCTGGATAGACCCTGCTGGTTATTTGTGGTGTGGTGATTATATTGGAACTTCACAAATGGAAATCTATGATGAAGGGAATCCAAAGTATAATTCTGATGCAAAATGGATGAACTTCGAGTTAGTTCCTACAGGAGTTCATGGAAAGTATCGTGTTCATACAGTCACCAAATATATTGAGATTTATCCAGCAACTTGGGATGGTCAGTGGGAAGATTGGCCTCGTTGCAGAATCCACTTTAAGTATGGTAGAGTGGTTGAGTACGAAGATGTCACTGGTCGATAAATAATGATGCCTGAGTTGGTGGTTCTTTTCAGGTTAGGTTAAAGCACCTTTGGGTGCTTTTCCTGTATAAATAGTCTTAACCACCAACTTAAGAGCAGAAATGAAAGGAGTAATTTATTGCTACCATTGTATTCCTACAGGAAAGAAATACATTGGACAAACTTTATTTGAAACAAAAAGAAAAGCATATCATTTATGCAGATCAAAAGATGGAAACACCAAATTTTATCGTGCGGTAAGAAAATATGGATGGGATAATTTTATATATGGGATAATAGATGAATTTAATAAACAAATCCTAGATGAAATGGAAATATTTTATATAAAAAATTATAATAGTTTTAGAAATGGATATAATTCAACTTTAGGTGGAGATGGAACTAATTCTAGAGTTTTAACTGAAGAAGAAAAAGAAAAGTCAAAGAATAGGATGACACATAACAATCCTATGAAAGATGAAAATACAAGGGAAAAAGTTAGTGAAAAATTAAAAGGAAGAAAAATACCAAAAGATGTGATTGATAAAAGAATTCAAACAAGGAGAAATAATCCTAACGGATGGAACTCTCAAAATATGAGAGAAAAACTATCAATAACTATGAAAACCAAAACAGGAAGTAAAAACTCAAGATATGGTAAAAAACATACAGAAGAAACTAAAAAAATTATGAGTGAAAGGCAACTTGGAAATACCAACGTAAGAGGAAAAAAATGGTGGAATAATGGACAAGTCAATAAAATGAGTGTAGAATGTCCTGGAGAACAGTGGGTTCCTGGAAGATGTCCAAAAAAGTAAACGATTTATTTCCATATGAGACTTTTGGTGTAAGATTAGAACATATGAATGAAAAGAAAATCTGTTGGTTTAAGGACGACTATGACTTGCAAAAATATCTAGAAAGGTATAAACTAGATAAAAGAACTATTAAAATTGATTATCGTGATGGAGAACCCGTTGACACCAGTAAAGAACGTAAGAGAAGTGTGGAACAAAAACCTAAACCAAAAAGTAAAGGAAGTTCTAGTACAAGTAAAGGACGAAAACCCATCGTGGATTCCACTAGAAACACTACTCGCCCTACAAAACGCAAAAAATGATACAAGTAACTGAAAATGAAGACAAATCATTTACCATCAGTTGGGACGAGACTTCTCCTACGGAAAGTATTCTCAACACCTGGACAGAAGAAGATTTCATCAAAGTCATTATGGAATATATTAAAGGTTTGAAGAATGACATCGAAAATTAATCTTGTTCTTGCTCTTCAGCAGGTAGAAAACATTGGAAATCTTGTGAGAGAGAATAACTACGAAGCATTCTTTACTTCACATCTGCTCCCAATTAAATTTGAAATTGAACGACAAATCGTATTACATAATCATGGAAAAACAACTGATTGATGATGCTTTCTATGTGGAGCAAAGAAGTTGGGGTACTTGGCAATCTCATTATCCTGATGGAAAGGGCATTATCACATCACTGACTGAAGACCAGTGTGTGACTGCTACTCGTTGGTATCTTAAATGTCTTCAAGAGGGTGAATTTGACAAAGCACCAGAAAAGACTTATTCTACAAAAGACAACTATAAACTTTAAAATGACAACTCGAACTTATGTAACCAAATCTGGTGACACTTATGAATGGGAAGAAACCGAAGAAACTGTAAAAGCACTTGAAGAACTCCATAAACTAAAAAATGAACAACAATCCACTAACTCCTGACGAAGTACAAAAGGCAGCAGAGCAATTTTTTCCCCTGTTTGACATTGTTCACAATCGTATGCCTGACAACTCAACTACAGAAGACACACTCAAGGTAATGGAAACGGTCTGTAACCTTGCACATAAACTTCGTGCAGAAGAAGAAAAGATTAAATTTGGATTTAATAAAAATGAAAGTGCGACTGAATCCTAACCAACAATTCTGGGCAAATATCTTTCGTTGTGCTGTAGAAAGGTCCAACATTTACTTTCAAGATAAAGACCTTGATAGACACGCAAGAGAGCATACAACTGTCGTATTAGCACTTCAAAAAGGAGAAAAATTTTGGAAAGAACTACTGTAGAATATCCATATCACGTTCTTGATAAAACTACTCCTTGGTACGAGTGGCTATGTTATTGCGAGATCAGTCACCAATTAAATGCTCCGGGTCAACCATCTCTGGGGCGTTTTATGTCATATAGACGTTATTTGAAATCTGTTGGACTTCTTGATAATGATTAAAAAATTTATTGAATGGTTTATCTCACCCAATGAGCAGCAAATTGCTGATGATGTCTATTCTAAACTGATTGAGTTGCAAGAACGCATTGAAGTTCTTGAGGCAGAAAGTATAGAAAATAGTAATTGTTTCTATGAACTTTCTAATTGTATTGATGCAGTGGATGCTCGCATAGATATTCTTACTCTTGAAAAATGGAATCAGAAAGATGTATGAACTAGACGACTTTGAAAAAGCATTAGCACACTTTGGCACAAGAGTTGATGTAATCATAGCAATGGAAATGGGAGGAAAGTTTGATGCTGAAACTGCTTACAAAAATATTAAGATGGAACTCAAAGAACTCAAAAGAATTCGAAAGTCTCTCAAAAAAGACAAGGATTTGTGATAAATGTGGAGTGGAAAAACCACTTGACACCAATCACTACCAAGTGGTAAAGTATTTCCGTGATGGATTCTCATACTACTGCCACGATTGTTCTAAACCAAAACACAGAGAAGATTGATGACTGACTTTGACTATAAAAAGTATTCTCTTGAGAATCTTGAAAACTGGTTACATGATGCTATTTCATCTAGTGAAGCAACCCCAGATGAAGTTTATGATGTAATTGTAAAAGTTATTCGTGAAGAGTATTATTACCACAAACATCATGCAAGTAAAGCATATGAATTGCTATCAAAACTGAATGGCAACGGTAGTTGGACAATTGAAGATGTAATGAAGGAGAAAGAATACTACGAACCCTCTATGCCACCTTTGGGACATAGTGATTTGGAGTATCTTTGTAATCAAAACTCAGAAGAAGAAAAAGAAAAGTGTAGTGAATATAATCTGCGTGAAGCAGAGTATTATGACAAACGAGCAAAACTTGATATGAATTATCAA